CTGCCGGACTTGCAATTGGCGTTTGAGAAGGAATGAGCGGTCTTCCTTGCGCTTCTCCTTTACCGCTTCTACCGCTTGCTCAACATGAATCCGAATGAACTCCCGTAACAACCGCCGCTGTTTCCACACCTGGGTCAAATTCTGTGTGACGGTTGGATCGTTGGACTCGCTTGCCTCTATTCGCTCCAGCGCCGTCTTAACCCACTCGTCCACATGAGAGAGAAATACTGTCCATCCTGGTAGAGCCACGAGCTGTTCGTATTGGTCTGCAAGCTGCTCCTCGCGCTGCTCGTCCTGCATTTGCTCAAAGGTCAGTTCCTCAGCCATTGGGCTTTTCATCTGGCCACGGATAATATGTGGACTTGTACGTTTCTGCTCTGCAACCCAAACAGATGGCATATTTTAGTGAATGTGTCCCGCCCTTGCTTCGGTCAACAACTATGTGTTCCTCCGTCGGCCAAGCTAGTTCTCTCCCACAAGTTTCAAGACGAAGTAGCGGGTCAACCGTATTATCGAACCAATCTCCACAGCGCATATTAGGCTTCACTCTCGGTCGGCTCGGCTGTTTGCTGTTGAGCAACCACTTCCAGAATCTTCTCTGTGACCAATTGTTCAAGGTCAGCATCCAGTTTCTCTCGTTGCATTGTCCTTTGTGCTTGGAGTCGTTCCTGCTGCATCTGCATCCGGGTTTGTTCCTCTGGCGGCTGCTGGTTTAGCTGTTGCTGTTCCTGCTCAGTCAAGTCACGGAAGAGTCCCTGCTTGGGCCGGTAGTTGGTAGCGTCGAGAACCATGTTTTCCAGTTCTTCCACGTTCACAGTCTTGCCTTGTTGCTGCGCTAGAAGTGTCAGCAAGGCAGGATTCAGGATTGTCTCGAAAATCAAGGGAAGTGTTTGCAACAAACCCGCGCGCGCTTGTAGTTTGGAAGAGGCTCGCATGGCGAACTTCACGCGGGCATTCTTGATTCGCACTGGGTCAATCTGAAGGATGTCCTTTTTTGTATCTACGATCTCTTGAACCTGATCGGGATCGAGGAATAGCGTGTTGTTTTTGTGCCACAAGTCCAGCATCGGCTCGACAACGGTATCTTCGTTGTTTTCTACTAGATATCCATGACGAGAAGCGGAAGCCTGGGCCTGGGTATTGACTCCGGTTGCAGTGCGAGAAGCGGCGTTCCCGAACTTGCCAGCGCCAGTACCCAAAACGGCCAAGTCGGTAACACCTGTTGACTTCGCAACCCGCCGCTCAGCCAAGTCAACTTCAAGAAATGCCGCCTGAGTGATGTTCTGGACTTCCTCTCGAACTATTTCGTCTTTAGGGTTCCCATCAACTTCAAGCCATCTACCAGGATATATCCGGCGTTGATAGGCTGGTGTTGGTGTCCCCCTGCGTTTGATCGTGCCTTTGTGAATTGAAAGAGCTAATTCGTCTATTCGAGCATTGATGATCCCTTGAATCAACCGCTGGTCTGGTTCGGCAAGATCGGTTACAGCCAGACCATAGAAGCGATCTGGAACATCGGTGTAGAAAACATCGAAGAATGGAATTATTCCAACCGGATTCGGGATGTTGTAGGCTGTGTGTTCTCGATTCAACACCCACACATGCCGTTCTTTTGTCCAATATCCCAACACTTCCAGACGCTTCGATCCTGGGTCAACGGAAGTATCATGGCTGGAAGTCCAGGTGTTTCCCCGAATGTTCTCCATGCTTTCTTTTGTGCGGTCGCCCTCTGTGGTCAGTTTCTTCTCTGCCATCAGAATGAGTTGGAGTTTGGGCGGAATCTTGAACCCAGGCTGATCTCGCAACCTATCCAACTCATCCACTGTCATAAATGCACGTTTAATCAGGAAGCGCCCATCTTGCGGTTGTGGAGAAGAACAGTTGGGGTCAATGTAAATATCTTTGATCGAAACCGACTTGGCGAATGGTCGGTTGATGATCTCTTGGCGAGTCTCTTCCGTGATGCGTCGCTTATTTTCGCCGGTTGGAAGGTTGACAGTTATTCCGCCCAAGAATGGCAGGCGAACTCGTTTGGTCTGCGGAATGAAATCCACTTTGAAAAACGGCCGCTCGGTTTCTTGGTAGAGCATCCCCAATTCGATTAGTCCATTTCCGTAGAGGAAGGCGCTCTTGAATGCCCGCCGAAAGACTTCCCGAATGCGTGATTGCCGCATCTGCTCGATCATCAACTCTCGCACAAGACGTGCATCTGCCGGGTCGGTGCCGGGCAGGGCGTCGGCAAAGAACCACCCCGGAGCGTCGGCAAACAGCGTGGACATCATCCGCGGCAGAAGAGATTCGATTTGAGTTAGTGATGTAAATACTCCTAGATTGGAACGGTCAATCCGAGTCCCCGGCCAGAACTTTCGACCGACCCAGGCTAGGTAGAGTTCATCGGCGTTTCTCCAGCGATGGTCGTGATTCTGCGCTCGATGATTCGATGCCTTATTGAAATCCTGTACTGCCGTCTTCAAGGCAAACTGATCCGTCCAACGGTCAGTCGGGTCGTGGACGCGCTGCTTCTCTTTGTCGGTTAGCGGCTCGCTTGCTCTGTTATCGTTCGGCACAGTCACACTTCTCACAACTCAGATGGTTGTGGCTCAGATTCGTACAAAGTTTGAGTTCTTTTCCGCACTCCGTACATACAACTCTGGTTGGCGGACCAACCTTCCCTTCCTGCAAGGTTGCTACGTCAGTGTAGAAAACGATTGTCATAATCCTGTCCCTGGATGGAAAAACTCACTCGCTGGTGGTTCCTTGTCTCCTAGAAATCTTGCTGCCTTAGTGATTGGATCGAACCCCTTGAATGCACGGGAAAGTTCGTATTCAGGCACGTTTTCACCTTTCGCTTCGTCGGGGTAGAGGTCGTAGCTCACTCCCCCTTCGCGGTTTTGCATCTGGTCGGCCATTGTGTCGAGAATGTCATCGTGATAGGTGGAGGTCTGCGAGAAGCGAAGAACCTCTTGGGTCAGTTCCAACCGACTGTCCAAGTCTTCGCAGAAGCGAATAATTCCGCCCTTGAACCACGCTTGCAAACCCCAAATCCGCTGTTTCTTGGAAACCCGCGTATCCCGATGGATTGGAATGATGATGGGATACTTTCCGCGCTTCGACATCTCGCGGGTCAGAAACGGAAGCAACACGCGGGCGTGAGCATCTTTCTCAATCTTGAAGTCGCACTTCCACTTCTCAAAGATGTCGAAGATGTTGTCGATCACCTCGAAGGGAGTGAACCTTTTGTGGCGCAGGTCGAGTATGTAAGCCCGCGCATCCCGGTCGAATCCAGTGACGTTGAAGACGGTAAAATCGTTCCTCGCTCCCTGTTCCATGCCGTGCAGGTCAATGGTGCAGTGAACGCGCAGAGGAATCCGGCGCACGATCTCTCGCGGAATGAACTTAATCTCTTCGCGTGTAGCTAGGCCGCCAGCATCGGGGATTGGATTGTTGAGGTACTGAGCTGAGTAGAGCACGTCGCCCATCTTCTGCCGCTCAATCTTCAGTTCGCTCATTGGAAAGCGTGTCGGCCACAAGGTAGTGCCGTCGGGCCGCTCAGCAGAATCAATCAGGATGGCCCACTGACGTTCCTTCTCCGGTAACTTCTCTTCCTTGTCAATGACTTCAGTGCCGTACATATCGGAGAAGTCGTAGCGAGTTCCCTCTATGTCTTCCCAGCCGTGGTGCGGAGGAATCGGGCCACGTTCTAGCAGCGGCCCCATGTAGCGGTAGTGATCGCGCACGGTGCGAATCTGGTCTGGTGTGCGGATGTTCTCCTTGTCCACCAAGTCGGAATGTTTGTGGACTTCCATGTGGGCGCCGGCAATCACCTTCCCCACCGAACAGGTGGAGACGGTTTGCTCTTTCAGCCATTTGCGTTTTCGGCAAGGAATGGTGAACGCTTCCTGCGTACCAAAATCTCCAGCCTTTCTACGCTCCGGGCAATACTCAGGGAACAGAAACCAGAAGTTGTTGTTGTACTGGAAGTGAGCCTTCATCTCCGTGATGATCTTCTTTACCTGCTCGCCGGTAGCCGAGGAAACCATGATCCGAATATCAACGAAGTTGAGAATCCACTGGATCGAATGCCCGATTGTGATGATGGTGGTTTTCAGGTGTCCGCGTGGCCAGAGGGTCAACCGCTTTCGTGGACTTTCCAGATGCCACAGGTCAACCTTCGGTTCATACTTCAAGAACTTCCCGCTGAACTTGTTCACATAGTCAGTCCCACCGGGGAACTTTTGTAGATGCTCTATGATCGGCATGTGAACTTTGCGCTCAATATCTTTGTACTGGAGCACTTCAGTCAACAGCCAGAACAGATCAGTCCTCGCCCGTTGCCGATCTCTCAGCCAGGTATCGAGAACTGCGAGTTGTCGTGGGTTAAGCATTTTTCATGGAGCCAAGTCTGGATTTTCTCTTTTCAGCTATTTCCCTGAAATGCTGCGCCATTCCCAAAACACCCTTCTTGCCGCCATCTTTGAACTCACCGACTTCTGCATAGTGTTCCCACAGTTCGGCGGACTTTAGTGCGTGACGAATATCTTCTTCTACAATCGCTTCATACGCTTTGCCTAGAATCATCTCTTCCTCCCCAGCGCCGTGCGTCGGGCGCGATCTCTCAGCCTTGTCGGCCTCTTTCCAGAAGCAATCAAACCAAACAGGCCACGTTGTCTTTCGCTCAGTGGTTTTCCGCGAATCTCTTTGTCACTGAGAATCTTTCTGGCCTTTGGTCGGCTTGGAAATCTTCCTGCCATTTAGAAGTTCATCCATAGCAAAACAGCATTCCAACAAGCTAAAGCTACTCTAAGAAATCCTGGGCGCTTGCGCTTGGGATAGCTGGAGCGTGATCTCCACTCGTAGTGCCTTAGTCGAAATGGAAAGACCGCCTCGGCTTTCGCAGAGAACGACTGTAGGGGCATTGAAACTGCTGAAAGCGACATCATGCTGACTCGTTTTCCAATTGCCATCAAAGCTTCCTTTGAATCGCTGATTCAACTGCCAACGAAAGCACCCGCTTAGGAATGGTTGGATACTGCTTCAGAAGTTTGGCGTAAACCAGTTGATGCTTCTGGTCGCCTGTGTGCGGCGTAGGGTCAATCTTCAAAACTGCGAACTCAGCCCCATCAATTACAACCGGCGGCAAGGCGAGCCAAATCATCTGATAGGCAAACCAAAGAACTGCTTTGCGAAAGATGTTCATTTAGTAAATCACAAAATCGTCACCGGCACTGGGAGCTTCCGTGATAGCCGTGTACGTCAGTCTGCCGGTCGCTCCTAGATAGGCGGTAATGTCGCTGGCTTGTTCGGCTAGGACACCGCTTGTCCAAACAATCGTGCGACCGTTGTAGTGCTCGTCGGTTGCTTCCGAGAGATCGGTAGTCATCTGCGTGGTTGATAGGGTTCCGGCTTCGGCTGAGCCGGTTACCAAACCTATGAAACTGTCACCGTAAGTTCCCAGCGTAGCGTGGTTGGAGCGAGTTTCATCCCAAGTAGCGTCAGCGTCCCCAGACAGGGTAAACCGAGCATCGTCGAATAGGGTGACGGCTCCGCTCGCGTTGTCAGTGACAGTGAAGAGGCCGCGAATCGCTACAGTGGAGGTCGCGGAGCAATTCGCGTTGATGATGAGCTGCCCTCTCCCCTCAAGCGACATAGTGTAGGAGCCAGCCCCCGCGCCCATGTTCTGAATCTCTATCCCACCACTGTAGTTTCGGAAGCTGAGATTGGAGGCAGCCAACGCTCCTCCGAAGTCCCACGTTGGTGTAGCTGTTCCCGCAATAGCGGAGTGGCAGCGATCAGTAAAGAAATCGCCCGCTTCAACGATAGTCTGCGTTCCCGCGATACCGCACTCGATCAGATGCGTGCCCTTAATATGGGATGTAGCACCCATAAGGCATTTCTCAAAGATTTGCATAGTCCCAGTACCGGAACCCACGCCAGAGACGGTCGCACCTATGAAGATACTCCCTGCGATGTCTTGGCCGTTCAGCGCAAGCGTCCAGTTCCGCCCGTTGAATTGTTGGTTATTCTGTGCAGCTCCAAGTGTGATGGAACTACCAGGCGCGATTTCAAACCGTTCGATTTTTAGTGAAGCGGCTAACGTGTTCGCATCGGCAATACTATTTACAGGCTTCTCAACCGTTCCGTTCTCGAAATCGGTCGTCCCTGCCGTACCGTCAACTGTGTCAATCCAGATCGCGCCATTCTCGTAACCTTGGAACTCTTGAATGCCGCGCAGCCTTCGACCCGCAGAAGTCGCAATATTATGGGTGGCTCCGGTTAGAATCTCATCCCACACTGAGTCGGCGACAACCGACCGAGTGACCGCCGCATCCTGAGAGAGAACAGTCGTTGTGCCGTTATCGGTGATTGAGCAATTACCACGAACCACCACGTCAAGGCTTGTACAGGAGGCGTCGATGATAAGCTGCCCATCGGACTCGTAACTCATCGTATCGTTAACAGTCGCGGCGTTGACCTGAAGACCACCTGAATAATGCCGGAAGTTGAGGTTGGTGGTGCCTGAACCAGGGAAGGCAATAATAGGAGCTGAAGTCCCAGCGACGGCGCTCTTGCAAGCATCAAAGCATGTGGGCGTCGATGCTCGGAGGGTGTTAGTACCCGACAACCAGCAATCGTGGGCGAAGCACTCTAAAGCCGCCAGCGCATTCATTCCACACGAATGTAGGAAAATCAGGCCTGTTCCGCCTTGGGTGCCAGTCGCCTTCAAATCAAAGAACGTAGAATTGTCGACATCTTGAGAACCCAAGTTAACTTGGTTGTTCTGCCCGATGCCGACGAACTCATAATCTTCCATCGTGGCGGCAAGGGTAATGCTGCTGTCGTTAAGGAGGTAAATCCGGTCAAGGCTCATACTGTCAGCAAGAGTCTTAGCTGCGCCGATGGTGGAGACGGGGTTACCTATAGTCCCATCAACGCCGTTTACTGTGTTTGTGTTAGCCGCCGCGTCGTTTAGATAGACTCCTGCCCCACGAGGCCCCATATATGCGGTATAGAATCCTTCATTCCCGTTGAATAGAGTTTCAAGATTATCCGCTGCTGTTGCGTCACCAGAGATTTTATTAACGTTAGTAAAGCGGTTCTCGATAGAGAAGTGCGCCAGAACCGCGTTCACTGTCTGACTGTCAATTACCGCTCCTTGAAGGGCAACAGTATAGTTCGAGCCGGTGACGTAGAAACCATCGGTAGTTGCAATGGTACAAACATGGACGCCAGTTAGGGAATCGAAATCCTCTGTATCGGTCACTCCCACAGTCGTTTGGCTTACACCATTGTCCTTATAGACTCTTACTTCACCGTCGGTGGATCGGGTGATGGACGCGCCGGCACTATCAGTGGAAGACCACATGAAGTGGACGGTCTGTTGGTCTTCAAAGTCGCCTAGATACGGGGCGTTTGATACGAGTTGAGCCATTTACCCTTCAGCCCTCTTGGTGGTGAATGTCGAACATCACCAGACGAATCTCAACCCGAACCCAATCCCGGCGCCGTGACCAGCGATGACGGCGACTTGAGGAACCCACCAATACTTGAACCCATCCTTGCGCCAGCGATGACCGAGGTAACTGACTCCGATAGCCAGGGGGAGTTGGATGGCATAGACCTTCTTGCGGTCGGCTGACAACAATGGGTTGCCTTCGTGACAAGTGCCCGCTTGGATGCAGTGCTGTGTCAACTCCACGTCGGCCACGGTGGTCGCTACAGTCGCTCCGGTCAGCAACCAAAAGCCGCTTGCGAGGATGAGGCAGAGTGTGGGCATTAGGGTTCAAATACTACAATTATGGGATTCCGGGAAGTGCTTGCAGTTATAGTTCCAAGAGTTGCAGGTAGCACCCCGGCACTGCTAGCGTTTGCTGTTCCACAACGAACAGTGTTCTCGTTATTTAAGTCGAAAATTGAGGCCACGGTTATAGAACGAAATGTTGTAGCTGCGTCGTCGCAAGTCTGGGCTAACCAATAGATACTAGGCTCAAGCACTACTGGCGTAGCGAGAGTGTCCGACTGAACCGTTGCGCTGTTGGCATCTAGCGCAACAGTTTTGAGGATTAGGTTCTTGTCTTTGTCGTACAGACCGACACCAAATTTCTTTCCTGCTGCTCCAGCACCCAGCACTTCTGCGATGATGTTTGTTACTTTCGCTCTGAAGGGCAAGACAAACTGAAATGCCCTCGTTTGGTTGGCAGAGGAAACTGCCACGTTGGTAGCGCTTACAGAATGGCTAATCCCAACGCCGATGAAATATCCCTCCCCCGCCGTATCCACCGTCGCTGCTGCTGGGGTAGAAGCTGTTCCAATGTAAATTCTGCGTCCCATTCAACTGTCTCCTATGGGTAGAGGCTGAGAGTGACGGCAAAAGTAAAACTTGGATCCGTCCCGCCAATCACGAAACGCACGCGCCAAGTATCTCCCAACACGAAGTCCTTGATCGTTCCAGCAGCCAAATCCGATTCGTTCGCTACTCCGATGGAATCCCCGCCAGAAACAATCGAGGCAACGTGGGTGGCAGTTGAGGTGGTGAACTGTGCGAAGTGAATCAGGTCTTGCCAGGTAGTCGCATCTGGCAAAAGCGTCTGCACAAAAACGTCAAGGGTTCGGGAGGTTCCGCTGTTGGCGGTCACGTCGAGTTCGACAATGGCGGAGGTATAGCGTTCAATTCCAATCAGTGTGTCACTGACATCGGTGGCGGTTCGTACAGCACTGGCAAGAATCTCTCTGCGACGTGCTCCCCAGGTAGTAGTTGGTGTCGTTGCCATTTCAAACCCTCCCTAGTGGTACTGGCTGAATCCTGCGATTGAGTCCTCGCATGGGAAACGGCTGGTTCTTGAATCGTTCGATCAATTTCTGTCGTTCGGCTGGAGAAGCAGCCAGCCCAGCTCGCAGGCGCTCCTCACGGGAACCTCGATGCGATGATCTAAATGGACTAGGATGTTGGGCCATAGTCGTTTCCCGCTGCGAGTGAAACGGTTCCGCTGGTAGTGTTGACAATGGAATTGGCTGTGCCAGTGTCCCAAGTCGTAAGCGGGATTCCGTAGTAAGGCTCTGTCGGGTAGGGATAGTAGGGGCCGGACCAATACCAAGGGTATGTGGGCCAGGGCGCAAACGTCTGATTCGGACGCTTGCAGGTCGGACAGAAGCCACAATTCGGGCAGACTTTCTCTTCTTTGGTTTTCTTCACTACCAGGGCACCTTCACTTCCCAGGATTCCAGCCGTGATTTTGAAACGGGAGCTTGATTAGCCTTTCTGATGTTGGCGTAGGCTGCTTGGATGTAGCCCAGCACTTCATCGTCAACATCATTGGGCGTGTTCTT